TGATATTGTCAAGATCACCCGAGCCAGATGATTCAGGGAGCGGCGTGAATGACATCAGTACCCCACAGCGGTTACATCGATTAGGCCAGCGACAACTTCGCCGTCCGCATCAATAAGCCTAATGTTAAACCCACTTACATCTTTGCCTCGGATGTAAGCCGTAGCAGGAACAGTTACCGCACCATCGGGATCTTGAAGTGTGCAACTGACCGCCTTGCAGGCATGGGGAAAGTTTTTAGGGAAGGCGATAAAGTCATTGCCTGAATCGTCTACGGCTACATCTTCCATCGTCTGTGTCACGTCCGGGTAATCTAGTTGCACTTGGGTGACGGTCAAAATTGTTGCTGCGGCAGCGTCAATGGACTTGATGCGGCAGCCAAGCTCATAATTTCCAGCAGGTAATTTTTCAAACGGCACATAAGGGTGAAACGCAACGCCAATCGTTTGGTTGGTGTTCAGATACATGTAATCCGTTTGTGGTGGCGGATACATCGGGTCGCCTTGTGGATCTGGATACATTGGGTCTTGCAAATCTGTCCCAATCTCACGCAGGAACCATTGATAAGTTCCACCTTGATCAACCGTGCCTCCATCTCCATTCTTTAATGGGTCAGTGTTGGTAGCCGCAGTTGTGATCAATAGCCCGGCATCAGGTGCCGTCACTTCAAACGGATACAAATACTCTGCATCTTGTGTTGGGTCGGTTTGCTGTAAAAAGCCATCTGCATTTACCGCGCAATTTACCTTTTGGCCCGGCCAACCGTCAGCTTCAGCGTCGAAAGTTTCGACCACATTTGTTGGGATAGCATCGCCAAGATTGACAATGATTGCCGCTTGATCATCACTCACCCAGCCCGTCTTATCCACTGAACGAATCATGACGGTCCAAGTACCTCCGTCAAATAGTTCGGTCTCGAAATAGCGTTGATCGCCAGGGACACCATCAGCGAACAATGAAACGCCTTGAGCCCAGGTGTTATTAAATCCTGCTTTGTACCTCACAAGGAATTGCGTAATATCGGTGACCTTGCCGAGCGGCCATTGACATAGACAATTAGCCGCACAAGTGGAGGGATCAGGGCCAACTGAACCTTCGATCTCTGACGTTGGCAATGCCCAGCTAAACCGCCGCATTGGGGCAATTGATTCTTTATCTGTGTCAGTGACAACCGTAAATAGGTCTGGAGCTGGCGGCACAATGTCGCATCGTTGAACGATTGACGTTGCAAACGTGTCACCCTCTAATCCGACAACAAAGGTCAGGAAATGAATGCGACAAGTCCAGTTAGTGTCAGCGTGGAAAATAGTAACGGCATACTCTTCTAAGGGGTAATCGCCATAAATGTAAGTGCCGAAAGCGGGCGGGGTATCAGTGCCAGGGATTGGTGGCTTAAGCCCTGCTTGCTCTTGTGGCGTCAGAGCCCTATTAGGTGATACGTCAAGCTGAACCCCACTTACATAAGGCGGGACGGCTAAACCAGAAAAGTCCCAAGTGAATAGCTGACCACCACTGGACTGATTCAAATAGCTTAAAACCGACCCCACTGAGAGATCAGGCATGGGGAACCATGTCGTGATCGAGTCTGCGGTGACATAGGTAGACCATTCAGATTGAACTCCCAGACGACCTACAGCACAGATACGAACCCTGAACGCATCTTCAATCGACAGCTCTTCAATAGGGATCAAGTCGCGATCGTCTTCTTGTTGTGGTCTTTCGCTCCACGATCCTGACCACTGAATGGTGCTATCCGACTGAATGCTTCCTGATTGCCACTGAACGCGATAAGACTGTACGGTTAAATCGTATTCAAACAGCACAAGTGAATTAGCGGGTGGATCCCACTTAACGTCAATCTTCGCGCTGTTGTTATCCCAAATCACCTGTGCCTGAACATTCGTCGGCGCATCAGGATTGATAGCTTGGAAAAGATAGGTAGGGTCTTCCTCTAGTGGTGTGTCAAAGTCGACCGCGTCGTAAATGTCACTTCGATATCGCAAGCCGGTGATTGCATAAACACCACCCTCTTCCTGCGTAACCGTTAATACGCGAAACTCTTGCGCAGTTCGATTGGGGAACTCAAGCAAAAACGGGTTATTAACTGCGGGAGGATGACCACCATCACCATCAATCCGAACAGTGGTTGGATTAACCAAAGCCGTCACAGTGGCCGTTTCTAATCGTGGTTGATTGTCACCGTCATACCCAGCCACTGCCTCGTTATACATCCAACTAAATTCAGATCCCACCACACCTCCAGGCGGGTTGTCTGGGATGTAATCAAGGGTGATGTCTAAACCATTAACAGCGGTGATCCGACCGCCACCCCTGACTGCAGCTTTGGTTGGATCGGCAACTTTGACAATATCGCCAGGCCGCAAAGCCATGCCGATCTCATTGGTCCTGAAAGCGATGGTGTCGCTGAGTAACCGTTCACTCAGTAGTGTCCAGCTTCCAGCTCTTAATGCTTGGCCGCGACTGGTAACCCCCAACAGGCGAAGATCGATTGGGCGATAGCCAAAATCTATGTAAGTTTCATCATCAGTCATATACTCAATTCGCGGCTCATAATTGCTAGCCGGATCATCCCAACTAACTAAAGCAACCGTATGAATTGCCCTTCTGGCTGAACCGGAGTAAGTAAAATTCCCTGCCGATACTTGGCCAGAGTCGTCTACCTCTTGAATCGTGTTGGATTCATTGAAAGTAAATATCGCGTCTTTTTCTTTATCCTGCGCTGCAACTGCAATCGATCCAGCGTAATAAACCATGCCACGAAAGATTGAACTTAGTTGTTGCAATACCTCCCAAGCCTGCCCACTGCTTTGAAGCAAGAGGTTGCAAGTAAAGCGTGGTTCGGTCCCACCATTAGGGGCAGGAACTTGTTGGTTGCAATACTCACTAATTTCATACAAGGACCACTTATCGATAAATGCCTCATCGATATACTGTCCAGCGCCATAACGGTCATTCAGAATCAAATCGCGCAAACACCACGCAGGATCACAGCACCATTCCGTCTTGAATGTGCCATCCCAAGCGCCCGCAAATGTCAAGCTGCCGTCAGCCTGAACGGTTGCATTGGTCGGGATCTCGACCCTTTGCCCTTTCAGATCGATCGCGACATTAGGAATCTGAGAATAGTTATCGGCTTTTACTCCTACAGATAAAACCGAGGAATTGGCGAATGAAAACTTCTGATCAAGCGCCTGGATCACGCTGCTGAAATTAAATTCAGATGACGCCGCAACGCGGGGATCGCCGCCATAAGCATCTGCATCATTAACAGTGAGGCGCGTGACTGTAATTGTCCACGGTCCATTGCCCTCAAGAATGAACTCATGCGAACGCTGGAAAGTGCTAGAAAATTTGCCCTGAACATTTCCGTTAAACGGTGTTCTTAACGTGCCATCTACATCGGTATAGGTGACTGAATAATTAACGGTGTACGTCTTAATGCTGCCTGTAGGCCCAGAGATTGGCGCACCATCGCCATCAATAATGGAAACCAGCAGTTGCCGCCATGTCAAAAGAACACGGGCGTAATAGCTCCCACCAGCAATGGTCTGAGGGACAGCCTGCGCAACAGGTGAACCGAAATCGACCTGTTGATCAACGCCAATCGTATTGGTAACGCGGTTGTAGTCAGGGACGCCTGATTGCAGGGTATGGTCCCGGCCATAACTAAAAACCAGATCTTCCGGCTGTGGACTTACATTTGCGCTTCCAGGACGACGAATGGGCGTTCCATCTAACAACACCGACTGTTCTAGTCCGGCACGGGTATTACCAAAAGCCGGACCTTCTATCTCGCCTTCGCATAACAGAAACTGCAGCTTGGCAAATGAAATCGATTTAAGGGCCGGATCATCCTGAGCGATGATGGGCTTTGGTGGTTGTTTGGCTTTTGGCGTGCTGGTTTTACCCCCGCCACCACCAGCTCCATAGATCAAAGTCATTACAGATCCACCCCGTTTACATACCCTAGAAGTCCCTGTGTACCTGCAGTCGCGATGTTTCGACTGGTGGGCAATAACATCAACTCAAAGCTAATTAGCCGTGGTGCTGGGACAACTCTGCGGCCATAAAGGATCGGGACAACTTCACCCTGAGCGGCATTGGTCGCGCCTCGGGTAAACAAGCTAGAACTCAATTCCTCGCCTACACCTTGCTCACCTGTTGTGGCCTGCGCTGGCAGTGTCGGAGTAGGCGTGATCAACTGGGCAATGCCACCCAGCACCAAAGAACCGCCAAGCAACCCCAAACCCAAGCCACCACCGACTTGGCCAAAGGGAATGATCAATGCAGCAGCGATTAACGCGACACCCAATACGATCTGAAAAATCCCGCCGCTATCACCACCTGCGCCTTTAACCGTTGGAGCAAAAGTGATTACATCGGCAGAGGTTTCAACCTTCAGCATGTCCTCAGCCACGCCTTTGCGATCATCAGTAATGACTCGCCATGCGACGCCTTTTTCATGCTGCTGGATCACCCAACCTCTAAGACCAGGGCAAACGGTGCAAAGAGCGCGAAAGGCTTCTGCAGGTGATTTAACGGCTAGTTGAAATTCACGCCCGAACTTTTTGCCTGCTGCGCCTAAGAGCCTGATGGTTCTTAGTTGCTCCATTTTGCAAACGGTCGGATGACCCAGTTTAGGCGTCGTTCCCAATACCCCCCAAAGGTTTGAAGGCGTGAAACCGCTCCGGAGGGATGATGCAAAAAGCTTTTGCCGTCTTGAAAAACTCCTACATGGTCGGTATGGCCAGAGTGGTCTCCTAGGTTCAAAAGCAAAATGTCACCTGCTCGATAATTCTTGGTGGTCACAGGCTTGCCGTAGTTTTTCCACTCGCGATCAAAGGGGTCAAAGCCTGCAGTATTCCATTCGCCCCATTGCCTCCGTTCCCAATCAGGCAGCTTGATACGGCGCTTTTTAACCAAAAAATCCTGCACCAACGAATAACAGTCATAGACGCCATATACAAAAGGTCTGCCGATCAACGGAGCAAAAGCCCGCATCTCAGGGTCACATTCATGCCAAGTGTCATCGGCCATGCAATACACGGCCCAGGGCGTATTATCTGTCGACAATACTTGCTGATCTAAGGGGCTAAAACCTGCCAGTTTTAGATGGCTATGCCAAATCCCACCAATCCTTTGGTCATACTCGGCATAAATAAAGGGATCAATGGCAAACTCATTGACCGGATCATCAGCCGTATTAGGCACCTGCAATACGGTGCCATCAGTTAAAACAAAACCGCAGGTTTCTAATTCTGGTGAAGCAAGTGCAAGGCGTTTGATTTCTGCCTTTTGATCTCGCGTCAGCCAAAACATTATTCAAGAGTTAGGCCAGGGAACCCACCATAAGGCAGAGTTTGTGATCCGCCATAACGTAGTCGGCAGCTAGAAACTCGCTTGCCGCATTTATCATCAGCAGCAATTGTTGTTGGTTGATCCTTAGCATCCGCCACAGGTGGCCCTGCGTAACCACATTCAGCACCGCGATACATCCACGGGCAGGCATATCTCAATGCCCGACGTTTCGGCAGGGTTACACCGTCAAGGTCAAACGGCGTTGATAATTCAAAGGTGACAAACAACTTGCTCTCGCTGACCTTTCGCTGCACGAACCACGTTTCATCTGGCCATCGCGCATTTACATCAGGATCACTGCCGTTATCTAGGTGCTTCGCTAAAACACGGCGGCGAATGATGCGACAACCCAGCAGGTCATCAAAGCTGTTCACCATCGCCGTTGGCTGCAATCCAACATTGCTCAGGGTGACAGTGGGATTAGGCAAAACACCTTCATTTGACACCGCAAAACCTGCTTTCTCATAAGGCAACGGCAGATAGGCATTGCCGCCAAAGAAGACAAAATTACCGTTCGTCTCCTGCCAATTGCAGAACAGATAGAACCCCGTATCGAAAGTGTTCTGTTGGATCTCGTCTCGCGGTTCTAAATCTGCATTGTCCCAGTTAGCAGTGCCCGCATCAAAAGCAGGCGAATCATAGTTAGGTGCATCAGTGCAAATCGAAACGGGCGGTGTGGCACTGTTCACCACATCGCTCATATCCCACAATTCAATAGCTGTCGGGACACACAATGCCTGTGCATTCTCCCAGTCCAATCCTGGATTAGTGCTCTGTTCTGGTATTGCCTGAACACCTGAAAACAGGTCGATGGCAAACAGCTCGATGATCGCGTCACCATTTAGGTTTTGCTGATCGGCTTGGAATAAGAAAGTTCTGTCAGCCGCCATACCATCGCCTTATTGAAAATGAAATTGAAGCGGTATCGGGGCTAGGGAAGGACCATTCCCACACCACAGGGTCAAGGATCCAATCGAGAGGCGTTGACTCTCCTGGAGGCGTCCACTGAAACTCGGTTACGCCATTGGCTTCCAGTTCAGATTCAAAGGCCAACGCCTCATCCAACGGCATGGCAGGAGTAGACACACCCCAAATGTGGTCAACTAAGTTAATGCCATCATTCCGTCGGGCAATATAACCATCACCGTATTGCTGTTGCACCATGCGAAATGTGGTGCGCTTTC